TAATAAGAAAAAATTACTTGGATAGTTACTCCAGTTAATTGAATTTATTAAAGTTCCACCTAAACTAAAAATAGTTTGCCCACCACTTGAATCTATATTTGTTGCGTTAGTATAACTTACATTTTGAGAACCCGTAAGTGCTAAATTAAAATATGCACGATCTATAGATGATGAAGCTCTAAATGTAACTGAACCTGAGGATGTTAATCTATTACTTACATTATAAGTAGTTCCTGGTGTTAAATTTATATTACGAGGATATGGATTATTATTAATACTTAAAACCTTTGTATTAAATCCTGCAGATCCTGTAAAAATAAGATTAGTAGCAACATTGGTGCCAGCAGAATATCCAAGAGACATAGAAGTAGCATTTAATGAGGAACTTAAAGTCATACTTCCATCTCTAATATTTAGTTTATTCCAAGTCATACCTGATGTATCGAAAGTAGTACTATTAAGTATATTTAAAGTTGTAGGTTGAATTACAGTACCTGATATATAGGTTATTTTCCCATCATAGTAATTCATTGTAGAATCAGCAGAACCAGTAATCGTAAATGAACCTGTGGTATTAATTGTTAGATTATTTCTTAATGAATAAAAAGATGCATTTGAGGACCAACTTCCACTTCCTGCCATTACTATTTCAGTTGTACCCCTTGATCCAACAGAGACCAAATTTCTATAAACATATATACTACTGGAATTTATAAGAGAATTATCAATATTTAAATCATCAGTAGATAAACTATTTATAAAACTAGCAGTAATACTAGGATTAATTTGAGTATAAAACCATTTTTTGTCCGTTGGAAAATTTACACTTACAGATGAAGTAGTAAATCTAAGAAGAAGATAAGTATTTCCACTCATCACTACACTACCTGTAATATATGTTAAACTATTTCCGATTGACATTTCCCCTGTAATAGTAGTAGTTCCACCAGGAGAATTAATTATAATAGGATTAAGTATTGAATCAAAAACATTATTTCCATTAAAAATTCCAGTTCCAGACATAATAATATTTGTTGTACCTGTTACCCTAGCAAAACCTGAATGTGATAAATTTTTAGCACAATATACATTATTACCATTCATTACAACATTATATCCAGATTGAAATAATAATAAATTTGATATATACATGTCATCTACAAGAGTAATAATAACATTATTTAAAGAAAATGCAAGATTAGGAATAGATATACCATTACTTGTTATATTTGAATTTGCATTAATATTAAGATAAGTTGTACCTGTAAAAGTCATTTGACTATAAAGAGTAACATCTCCTGATACTAGTAAAGTAGCATTAACTGTAAGAGTCTTAACATAATTTGTAAAATTAAGTGATTTACAATAACCAACAGTTCCTGATACTATTAAATCACCACTAGAAGATGTTGCTACTACATCATCCGCAGCAGTAGGTACTATACCTTCTACCCAAGTTGATGTTGAATTAAAATTTCCTCCTGCGACTGATATTGTTCTTGTTGCCATATTATGATTGTTGTGCTATTGAAACGCAGCCCCATGTTGCTAAAACTGTATCGTAAATAAATCCTACTGTTAATATTTTTCCTGAAGTTGTAGATAGAGGTAAACTAGATCCCATTGCTGTAAATTTAGCTCCCCAAGCTATTGATTGTGCAGAACCACTATCTTTAATTCTAATTGTTAATTTATCAAAGTTATTTGGTGTTCCAGTTAAATTAGTAGTAAACGTATTAATAGCAGTATTTAAAGCAGTAATACTAACTGCATCATATAAATCTGTATTAATTGAAGGAGCAGGAGAACTTGCAATACTATAAACTCTTGGGACTATTCTTGTCGTAGTTGAGCCTGTTACTACTAAACTTCCTGTTATAGCTGCACTTCCTGTGAATGGGAATGTAGGTGGAACATATGAAGCACTTACAGCATTTAAAACATATGAAGCTGTTTGAGCTGTTGTTACAAAAGATGCTGTTAAAGCATAAGATGCACTAATTGCATTTAGGACATATGAAGCACTTATTGCGTTTAAGACATATGAAGCTGTTAAGGCATTTGAGGCACTTACTGCGTTTAAAACATAAGAGGCGGTTTGAGCTGTAACTACATATGATGCAGTTTGAGCGGTAACTACGTATGAGGCTGTTGTAGCAAATGAACTACTTAAAACATATGATGCACTTACAGCATTTAAGACATATGAAGCAGTCAAAGCATTTGATGCGCTTAATGCATTTAAAACATAAGATGCTGTTATAGCATGTGAGGCACTTACTGCGTTAAAAACATAACTAGCAGTTTGAGCTACTCTTACATAAGATGCAGTTGTTGAAAATGATGATGTTAAAGCATATGAAGCACTTATAGCATTTAAAGCATAAGAAGCTGTTTGAGCTGTTATTGAAACAGATGATGTTAAAGCATATGAACTACTTAAAACATATGAAGCGCTTAATGCATTTAAGACATATGAAGCTGTTAAGGCATTTGAGGCACTTACTGCATTTAGAACATAACTTGCGGTTTGGGCTGTGATTACATAAGATGCGGTGTTAGCTGTTACAGCAAATGTTGCGTAAGAAGCTGTACCAACCATATTACGTACATTTGTTAAATTATTATTACCCATATCTATATCACCCACCATTGGGCTATTAGATCCATCTAGTTTTAAATATCTAGTATCCGCTGCTGCAGTATCTAATGTTGAAATTGGATACCATTGACCTACTGAGCCTGAACTAAAAATATATGTATCTCCATTATTTGCTGGGGTTGAGTCACCTGAGATAATCCATACTAATCCATCTGGGATAGATCCTGTTACTGCTCCTGAAGATGATAATACTAATGAAGCAGATGTTCCTGTTTTTGTACCTGTAAGTGCAGTTGAAATATTTCCGTCTGATGGAAAAATACCATTTACTGTTCTTACTGATGCTGTAATTGCTAATCCATTTATTATTATTCCTGGTCCTTCAACTAATGGTACATAAGATGCTGTTTGAGCATTTTTTACAAAAGATGCAGTTGAGGCAAATGAACTAGTTAAGGCGTATGAAGCACTTACTGCATTTAAAACATAAGATGCAGTTTGAGCTGTTGTTACAAAAGATGCTGTTAAAGCATGTGATGATGATACAGCATATGAACTTGATAATGTATATGAACTACTTACAGCATGCGATGATGATACTGAGTATGAACTTGATAATGTATATGAACTACTTACAGCATGTGAAGCACTTGTAGCATGTGATGAAGATAATGCTTGATCAGCATACGAAGCTGTTCCTTGTAATGAACCTGTAAATCCACCTAATATATTATATACTGAACCAATAACCGATAAACTTCCACTTATGATAGCACTTCCAGTATATGGAAATGGAGCAGATGACGGAGCATATGAAGCGCTTACTGCGTTTAAGACATAAGATGCGGTTTGGGCTGTTGTTACAAAAGATGCTGTTAAAGCATAAGATGCAGTTGTTGAATTTGAAGCTGTTCCTAGTAATGAACCTGTAAATCCTCCAGTTGATGTAGTTGAACCTGTTACTACTAAACTTCCTGTTATGACAGCACTTCCAGTATATGGAAATGTAATACCTCCTGCAACACTTAAAGCATATGATGATGTTACAGCATGAGATGAACTTATTGCCCAACTTGAAGTTCCAAATAAAGATCCTGTAAATCCACCTGTTGAAGTTGTTGAACCCGTTATAACTAGACTACCAGTTATAGTTGCACTTCCTGTGAATGGAAATGAGCCTGAAATACTGTTTACTTCGCTAATAGTTTGATTAATTAGGGTTCTGGCTACTAACCCAGAATCTCCATTATTTACATAAGATATACTCATTATTTAATATTATTTATATTGTTTGTGATTTGTTCGGTTACTGTAATTTTGACTACATCAGGTATTTTCTTTAATGCAGTCATATCTTTTTGTGGTACATCTGGAATTATGTATCCATTTAATTTAATACTAAATGTACTACTTACTGTTCTTTCCTCTTTATCGGCTAATTCATTTTTAATAGCAAACGAATTAATCATCGCTCTAAACTGAAATCTCGACGGATCGCCCCAATATGAATCAGATGCATATTCAATTGCTTCCACAATTTTATTGAGCTGATCCATGTAATAAGTATTAATGGCACAGCTATAAGTTACGGTAATATAATCTGGGATTACAACTGCGTAATTTACTTTTTGTGGTATAACATTATTTAATGCACTAAAATTGTCGTATGCGTTTTTATTACTATATTTTTTTCTTGCTATTGAAATATTATTTGGGTTATTAGCATCTAATTTATTTGATACTGATCTTACTTTTTCAATATTATCTCTTTTAAACATAATAATTGGCATCATGATTCTACCTTGAGAATCTCTAAAATATCCAAATTTTTGAAATGAAGCCCATTTTTCAGGTGAACCATAAATAATAGGAACTTCTATTCTTTCTCCATTTTGTAATACAAATGGTTTAATTACATTTTGAAAATAATAAAAAACAGCTTCATCAATATCTTGAATACCAATTGAAAATGGTTTTACAGAATCACCAGTAAATGAAAGTTGATCTCCTCTATTTACACCATTAGCATAGTTAGGATTTCCTACCTCAGTATCAAATGCTTTATGTTGTTCCACACTGATTTCTCTTTGTGTTTTTGGAACTGGGGTTCTACTATTTTTAGCCATTACAATAATCTTGTTCTAACAATGTTTAATCTATCAGCTGGTACATAATGACACTCACATGTTACGCTAACATTATATCCAAATTCTCCTAGTCCGGGGTTTGTTGGATTTGGTTCATATGGATAGTCAGGGTCTTTACCACCCCAAAACTGTGTAATATTTGTATTATCTACTTCCCAATAGCTTTCTTGATATAATATAACATCTCCTACTTCAGGATGCACGTTTGCATCAACTAAATCATCTCTTAAAAATGCAAATGACATTGGCCAATCAAAGTTAACTCCTAATTCACTTGTAGGACTTGTATTGTCACCAATTGTTATTAAAGCAAATAATAGTACTGGTTGTTCAAAAAATTTACCTCCAGATGATTCACCATACATATTAATTTTTGTTTCATTTAATTTGTATTTGTAAATAGCACACTGTTGAGAAATAACGTTTCCCATTACTTCTCTATTCATATATCTTAGAAACGAAGCGTCTCTACTGGATGCAAATAATGCCATGTCTTATCCTATAAAAATTGTCATTGGTGACTTACTTAACTCTTCCATTGCTGAAGTTCCTTCTGCTGATTTTCTAGCTAATAAAGATTGTCTACTTGTTTCGTCTAAATATGCTCTTAATCTTTCAATTAATGCTCCTTTTTCTGCTGTAGCAGCTGTAATTAAATCTGATTGATTTAAAGTAATTTCTTTACCTGGTATAGGAACTTGAGTGTATTTTCCACGAACATATCCTAACATTTCTTTACACAATGATAATGTATATTCAAATATCCATTGTCTACCAATTGAATTAATTTGAGAATAGTTTGGATTATTAAAACTGGCATTAGATACATTTGTCATAGCTCCAGGAGCTTGAGCAATAGCACTATCTATTCTTTCTTGAAGTTTAATATATTGAAACCAAATGTGGTGTTCATTATCAACGGGGATTGGGAATATTCTTAATTTATTATTTATTAATTCAAATGTATAATCAGGTAATGATACTTGATTTTGCATTTCAACTGCTTGAGTTGTTTGAATTAATAAACTTGTAGGATACATTAAAAATCCTGTTGAACCAAATAACCCATAAGTACCAACTGAAGGGACACCTCCTAAACCTGAAAACATATTCAAGTTGTATACTTGATTTACTGCAGGTATTGGTTGCCAAAATATTCTTTTTATCTCTATTCCACCTGTAATAGCATTATCTGTGGCCCATTTACCTAAATCATAATCTTGTATTGAAGCTGTTGCAGCTATAGATCCACTATACCAGTTTACATTTCCTCCTACTCCTGCTTCTTCTCCATATTGTTGAGTTATTCTAACTATATTAGTGAATGATGGAGTAATAATAGCATGGTTCATGTTTGAAGATGTTGATGCTCCTAATACATTTAACATGTTATCTCTTACTTGGAATGCATATAATTCATTTCCATATGTAGTAACTGCTTCTTCAAAAGCAGTATAGAAGTTTATATCTTGCAATTCAACTTCCATAATAGGATATCCTAATCTTCGAGCACAAAAAGTTGTTACTTTATCTGCATCGACTTGAAATTGGTAGTCGTTGTCATAAAATCCGAATGGAGTATCTCCAGGAAAAAATGATGATGAACCAGGGTATATAGGAATATTCATTATTTATATTTTGTTATAAATATTGGGAAAATGAACTATAGTACGTTTTATTAAATCCGTTTATACATTTAAACGTATTGCTGAGAACCAAGTGCCAGATCCATTTGCTGTTCCTTGTTGTATATTCAATGGATTAGATGTTCCATTATATGCTATAAAATTTGCATAGTCTGTAGAACCATTAAAGTATTGTATTTTAGTACCAATAAGACTATTTCCAGATCCTGGATTATTAACTGTTGGTTGTTGTACAATCATAAATGTACTACCATTAATTCTAGCTTGAATATTAAATTGACTAGTTGGGTCATTTGCTGGTTCAAACCAAGCACCTAATGTAATATTATAATATCCTGCTACTGTTGGGGTAAATTGGAATGTATTTGAACTATACCAATTTTGAGGATCATATTGAGTTGTAAATTCAATAGTTACATCTGTAGTAGGATCTATACGCTGATCAGTAGGTAATATTCCTTGAATAAAATAACTTTGACTTACAAATGGTACTGATCCTGTTATCCCACCTGTTATATTTAGTGATCCTGTTATCGTTGAATTTCCTTGAGATTGAAATCCATTTTTTATTATAAATTCATTTGCCATAATTACCTTTCACTTTCCGGGTTTATATTAATAAATATTGTTAAAGTCCAAATCTTGTTTTTGTTGTATTATAGTTTTGTTGTATTTCTAGATCTGAGAGGGCTCGATTATATGCTACTGCAGATGCTATACTACCTTTAAAACATCTATTTGGTTGATAAGCTCCTACAGTAAAAGAAGGACTACCATTTCCAGGTGGAAAAGCATATGCTGATGATACATTTAATACACCATTTAGGTATAATATAGCTTGTGTACCGGTCCATACTGCCATAACATTATACCAAGTATCTGCTGTTATTATTGTTGAACTATTTGCTCGTATAGCACTATTAAAATAAAAATCAACTGTAGTACTATTGTACCATAATATATAACCTGAATAAATACCTTGAGTAGAAATATTACCCATTAATGCACTATCTGGTGCAGGTTGTACAGCGGCTGCTTTAAACCAACATCCTATAGAAAATGGTGTAGTAAAATTTAAAATTGGAACATTACCAAATGTTATATAATCATCAATTCCATCTGTTATAAACTGACCACCATTAGAAGGACTGTAAGTTGGACCATTAATTAGTGTTCCATTTGTACTAATTTTGCTTAAATCTTTACAAGTAGTACTTCCACTAATATATGAATTAGAATTAGCTGCATCTAAATAAAAAACTAATCCATTAGTTACTATATTTAATCCTCCGTTTGTACTACTCATTATATCATTGGGAATGGAGCTGTCCATTCTGGTGTATCTAAAATTAGTATAATTTCATCATATGTGTATGGTCCTTCTTTTGTAACTAAATTAGTTACACATTCAGGCATTGCGCCATCCCATTTAACAAATGTTTTTTGTTCATCAACTGACTTTCTTACTGTTTCAGCAGATGTTTCTAATACTTCAGTAAAGTTAATATCTTGTAATTCAGATACATTAAATATCATAAATTTTCTGTTGTCATATTCTCCGTCTTGTAAAATTATTTCCATGTTTCTATATATTAAATCTTGATTTCATTGTATTATAGTTTTGTTTTACTTCGGCGGGCGTTATTGCTCTATTATATATCTTAGCATTATATACTGTTATATTTGATGGTCCCCATCCTCCTTGAACTGTACCTGCTATTACTATAGGGTTTGAATTAGATGGTGGGTCAAATGCTATAGTAGTAGAAGCAAATAAATTTCCATTATAATAAACTTTCATATCTCTATTTACAAAAGTTGCTGTTACTACAGATACTGCTCCAATAGTTGGATTAAAATAACCTTGTAAACCTACAGAATTTGCTACTGAACCACTATATGCTTGAAAATATATTATTGAACTATTATATAATCCTAAACTAAATCCATTTATTGGATATTGTGAGAATCCCATTAATCCTTTAAAATTAAGACCACTTACATTTGGGCTAAAGGTTATTTCATAAGTATATGGTTGTACAGAGGGAGAAGATGCCGTAAATGGCATAGCTATTCTATCATCAACTCCATCACAAACTACTCCACCTCCAAAATTTGAGGTATAAGTTGGCCCATTAGTTAATGTTCCATTAATATTACTTCTACTTAAATCAACCCAAGTAGTACTTCCACTAATCAATGATTTTGGATTTATAGCATCATAATATAAAATTAGACCATCCTTTACAATATTTAATCCTGTTTCTCCTGCCATAATCTATAATCCAAATCTTGATCTAACTGAGTTAAAATTTTGTTTTATTTCAGTTGTTGATAATACTCTATCATATATTCTTATAAAACCTAATTTAAAATTTTGAGTATAAGGGGCCCAAGGTCTAGCTCCTAAAGCCACAGCTCCTGTTAAACCAGACCAATCCATAGTAGAGCGGCTTGTTACTAATGAAGCATTTCTATACGTTGTTGTAGTTGTTGAACCATCAAAAGTTACTGTTGAATAATTCCATACATTAACTGACCATCCTAAATCTACTCTATTTGGATTATTCCCATTTTTATCATATACATTACCACCTTCACCATAAGAGTGATATACATTACATAAAATCTGTCCTGATGATAATGTTGGTGCATACCAAGTAAATTCTACTGTATTTGCAGAAGATAGATATTGTGCTGAATTAGCTATTGATCCTCCTTGAGCTGTTGTTCCATTTCCTGAGAATTGAAGAACTCCTCCACTTGAACTATCGTATGTTACATATGTTGAGTTAAGAGTAGCATTTTTATTATTCCTACCTAAATCTGTCCAAGTTGAACTCCCACTCACATATGATTTTGGATTTGAAGCATCTAAATAGAGTATCAATCCGTTAGTTATAATTTTTGGTGAATAATTAAATGCCATAACCTTAAATTGATCTTATTATTGTTTTTATTGTCCAAGCTGTTGTTGATGCGGATCCTGTTAATACCATATTTCCACCAGATACAAAAACTCCTAAATTAAGTCCAGTTGTACTTCCAAAGCTTGTTGTTGTTGTTTCTGTAAAGTTTACACTTGAACCACTCCATATAGCCATTATAGTTCCTGCCCTTGCATTTGATCCTGATCTTACTGTGTAGTCATAAAATGCTCCATCATAAGATGCTGTTGGTAAACTTGATAATGTAAAGTTTCCTGATGCAGTTAATACAATTTTATTTGTTGTTAATAAAGCTGGTGCTTGATAACTTCCTAATAATACTGTATTGTCTGAAAATGCTTCTAGTACTGGTAAACCTGAAATATCATTTACACTAAATAGAGATCCAGATAAACTATCAGTTACACTAAATAATTCACCTTGTGATCCTTGTACTGTAAATACTGGTTGGGCTGAACCTGAACCATATACTAATAAAGATGAACTTATAGATGTATTTGATGGACCTTTTATTCTTGTACTTCCACTTACATCTAATTTATATCCTGAATCCACGTACGTACCACCATTTTGAATTGATAAGTTACCTGTGTTTCCATACATTGTTGCAAAGGTGGTTGTCTGGTTTCCTAATGTGATATTAGCTGTTGTACCTCTTGCATATAGAGCAGTTACAGTAGTGCTTGCATAAAGAATACCTACATTCTGAGCCTCTAATCTTATTGCACCATTAGATTTAAAAGCAAATGCATCTCCAGCATTAGAAGTCATTGCCATAAAAGCACCACTTCCTGATATTTGCATATTACCGTTAAACCTACTCGTACCATTAACATCTAATTTAAACCCAGCGTCCGTTGTAGTACCTATTAATGTATTACCATATATAGCTGTGGTTAAAGTTGATGAATTTCCTAATACTGTTGTATTTGAACCTAAACCTGTGCTACCATATCCTATTACTATTTGGTTAGTCTGGTTATTAGCTAGAGCTCTTGTTTGATGTCCTATAAAAATAGAATTAGTAGTTACAGTATTTTCCGCACTACTTGCAATAAATCTACCTGCTCTATATCCAAAAAATAGATTAGAATCTCCAGTTGTGTTTGAATAACCTGCTTCTCTTCCTACACCTATATTAAAGCTACCTGATGTATTTGAATATAGTGAAGTATAACCATAAGCGTCATTACTTGCGCCTGTTGTAGTAGATAATAAAGAAGCAAATCCAACAGCATTATTTGGGCCATTAACATTACTACCACCACCAGCACTACTTCCTATAAAAGTATTTCCCGTTCCTGTACTTCCAAATCCAGCTGAGTTTCCTAAACATACATTATGAGAACCAGAGGGATTAAGATAACCTGCTGCATTTCCTATATATGTATTATAATTACCTGAGGTATTTGTAACACCAGCTACTACACCAACTACTGTATTGCCAGTACCTACTATATTATTAGGTAAAGCATTATATCCTAAAACTGTATTTAATGAGCCGGTTGTGTTAAATCTACCTGAATTTACTCCTATAAATGTATTTTGTGCATTGGTGTTACTTCTTATTTCTAATGTATTAACTCCTGTACTTGTTTTATAAGTAGAAATAGGAGGCATTACTAAAGTTACATACTTTACTGATACTACAACTGTGCCATTAAAATCAGAGGTTGGTGTAACTGTAAAAACTGGAGTTGATGCTCCTGATCTAAAACCTATAATTGAGGTTTGATTAACATCAAATCCTGTTGTAGAAGAACCAAATGTAATACCAATACTACCTGCTGTCCTGCTACTTATAGTAACAATTATTTGATAATAAGTTCCAATACCCGCATTAAGTGATGAAACTAAAGGTGTTGTTGATCCAGTTGCATGGGTATAACCTAAAGCAAAGCTTGTGCCTGACCAATTAGTTCCAGTACCTGTTGTTAATTGTTCATTACTTAAAGTAGCAGCATCTGTGGTAGTAGTTCCTTGAAATGTTGTTGAACCTGTAACAATCATATCACTAGTAAACCTACTTGTACCTTGAACATCTAATCTATATCCAGCATCTGTAAATGTTCCTCCATTTTGTATGATAACATTTCTAGTAGCATCAAATATTCTAAAAGCTCTTACTGAGTTTGAAGTTAATTCAAGTCCTTTATTTGAACCTCCTATTGATAAAAGGGATGGATCTGTTGAATCTGAGTCACTTGCTAGTGATACTACTGAAGAATTACCAGCAGCATTAACTAATTGTACTTTTGCAGCTGCAGTAGCTACAGCGTTTGGATTTGATATATAGTTAAAGTATAGTGAGTTTTGAGATCCAGTAATACTCATATTACCATTAAATCTGCTTGTACCGTTTACATCAAATTTATAACTTGAAGTTATGGATGTACCAATACTAACACCTCCTCCTCTAAAGAGTCTCATATTTTCAGATCTACTACTTGGAAGATTGTTATATGTGTACAATGCTAAATCACCCATTACACCAGAAACCGGACTCCAAACAGCTCCTATACCTGGTGCTGAATTGTAATAGTTAGCGTTTTGAAAGTTACCATCACCTATATAAATTTGGGCTCCTAATCCTGTTGATCCTGATCCAATAGTATTGTATGCGGATAAGTCTCCATTATTAATCATTAACTTTGTTCTAGGAGTGGTTATGGAAATACCATAATTAGATCCACTTAGAGTTATGTCTGTATTTGCTAGACTTGTTGATGTATTGAAGTATGGTAAAAATGTTGCTGTACCATTTACAGCAGCTGTTGTACTTGAAGTTAATGCATTTGTTGCCCAACTTGCAGTTCCTAATAATGAACCTGTAAATGATGTTGCTGTAACAGATCCTGTTACAAGCATATTACCATTAAATCTACTAGTCCCAACTACATCTAATCTGTATCCATCATCTGTAAATGTAGTACTTCCACTTGCTGCTAATAAAACATTTGCTGATGGGCTAAATATTGTTAATGCTTCTGTTCCAGATGTATTTAAATCAGTACCGGTTGTATTAACTACAGCAGCTAATCTAGATGCTAAATTTACTGTTGTTGATGCTTTATGTGCAAATCCAGCGTTTACAAGTGATTGAACCGCTCCAGTCCATAAAGAGGTTTGCATTGGAAATGCATATGAGCTTTTTTGAGTGGCTGTTGATGTAGCATCTCCTGTACGAGTTAATACAGTTGGTCCAACAAAATATATTTGTGTACCTCTCATAAATAATTGACTTACTGTACTTCCAAAATCTAATCTTCCAGTACAAAGTATTTCATTAACAAATGAGAAATTAGTATTTTGTCCTATTGTTATGACGCCACCTCCTGGATTAGTAACTCTTAATCCTACGGGAGTTGTATTTGTATAGCTTGAAGATACATAATTTGGTTGTATATCTAATCCAACTAAATAATCATTGTTTGCTGATGCACTTAATATTGGTGTTAAATAGGCTCCTTTTGCCACTGCAGAAGATGCTACTATTGTACCACTTTGATTTATTGAACCTGTTATTTGTGTATTACCATTAAATCTAGTTGTACCTTGAACATCTAACTTAAATCCAGCATCTGTAAATGTACCACCAGTTTGCATTATAATATTGTTGGTGGCATTTATAATTTTCATTGAAGCTATAGATGCAGAGTTTAAAAACTGTAATCCTCCATTTGGGGTACCATATAATATAGTATTTACAGTGCAGTTGTTTGTACTTACATTATTTGTATAAACATACTGAGTAAATGTTGAACCAAAGTAATTAGCTCCATCTCCTATATTGATGTTATTAGTAGTAATAGGCATTATACCAGTAGTACGTAATGAACCTGAAAACGAAGTTGCTGTTGATGATCCAGTAACAATCATGTTACCATTAAATCTACTACTTCCACTAACATCTAATCTAAAACCAGCATCTGTTGTTGATCCTATTGATACGTTTTTGGTAGAAAATAATCTCATATTTTCTGATCCACTAACTGAAAATTTGATTGGATTTACATTTGATGAATAAATAGTAACTCCTACATATTGGTTAAATAAGAATCCACCTGCTGATGTTAATCCGTCTGTAGAATATGCTGATAATGCACCTGAGTCATCTTGGATAACTATAGCTCCTTTAACTACAGCACTTCCACCAACACCTAATTTATAAATTGAGGGTAATGATGTGTAATTTACAGCTAAACTACCTGATACTGAAGCATCTCCAAATAATCTAGTACTACCATTTACATCTAATTTGTAACCTGCATTTGTAACGGAACCTATTGAGATATTTCCCATATTTAGGTACGAGAAAGATCCTCCAGGATCCAAGTTCATAGTTTGGATACTTGTATTAAATCCTTTTATTTGAACTCTATTAGTAGCTCCAGCTTGTTGGAATTGTATTCCATTTACTGTAGGATTTTGACCTAATGAAATTAAAAAGTTAGAAAGGGTAGAACCTCCTATTTGTAAAAATCCAGCATTACTATCTATATTAACATTCCCGTTAAAATTATTAGCACCATATGTTGTTAAACTTCCACTTATAATAGCGCTTCCAGTATATGGAAACACAGCTGCATAAGCCGAGGCATATGATGAACTTAAAGCTTGGGCAGCATAAGATGCTGTTCCTAACAATGATCCTGTTATACCACTAGTTACTATTAAAGACCCTGTTACTACAGAGTCTTTTT